TCTTTGTCAGTGGTAATCAGGTCGCCAGCAACCTTGCCCACGGCATCAATAATTGATCCAACAGCCAGCAAGCTCATGCTAGACCTTTCAATGTGCGGTTAATCCAACCCTTGAGGAACTTAACCTGAACGGGGTTCTTATTGCATATCTCAACATAACGGGCAATCTTTGCCAAGGCGTAGGATTCTTTGAACCGCTGGCCGTCCGTAATTTGGTTGAGTTTCTCAACTGTTTTAGCGCCAATACCGCCATCAGGCGTAGCACCAACGACAAGCTGGGCCAGCTTTACAGCCATGCCCATTCCTGCGTTTACACCAAAGTTAAAGATGCTGTTGGCTACATCTTGGTTCGTAATCTCGTTGCCTCGCATCTTGTCCCAGAACTCAGTGCGGTAGAACTCACGCACCATGCCAGTCAGCGCACCGCCAAACTCTTTTTTGTCAACCAGAGGCCAGCCATTCCACTGGGGGTTTTTGTTACGAGCAATACCAGCATAGGTCATACCGCCCGTGTCGCCGGGTACTTCGTGGAGGACATAGCCGCCCTCGTCTTTAATCATTTGCTCAAAAGCTGGTTCAAACTGAGCCATTACTGTTTACTCCTTGAAAGCATACTGCTGGCAATCTGCAACATACTAATTGCTTTATTTAGGTCTTTAGGCTCTTTGTCCCAGCCAACGGTAATCTGCCCAACAAAGCGGCCTTGCTCTGGGGGAACGCTGACACGGCAGCCAAAGGTCACACCCTTCTCAATGTACCAAAGACCTATTTCACTCTGGGGCCTAGCGTACTCGCCGCACGGTATTTCATTTGCCATTAGCGCAATCACATCATGGTTATTGGCAACACTTTGTGTAAACAAACCAACATCTAAGCCGTCATGTGTTTTGTCTCGGCCTTCCCGCGTATACGCACGGAACAGAGTTCTTGTCCCAAACAACGGGTTGACTTTAAAGATTGCCACAACCGTCGCGTCTGAGTTTTTAAACAAATGCGCCGCCACATCTTCAACCCTGTCTTCTGCAATGGTTGGGAGCTTCTTGTTCTCTTTGTACGCATCAAACAAAAACGCTTGGTTCTGCCAAAGAAAGTAGCCAGAAAACGCAAACACAGCCATGAGGATTAGCGCAAACAGTTTAAACGGACTATCCACATAGGACAGCACCTTGCTTAATACGTCTGCTGGCTTTTCGTCACTCATCCTAGTCCAATCATTCCAAGAAACTTGCTAACGATCTTGTCTGACAACTCGTCCGGCAGGAACTTGAGAAAGCCAACGGCGTACCATGCGATACATAAGCGCACGAAGATTTTGAGAAATTGGTCAAATTGCTTCTGGTACTCATTCACCGACCACACCTTGTCTTGGCGCACAAATCCATTACTTCAGCTATTCCCCAGCCCACTGCGCCCAAAAACATCACAATAATCACAATGGCAACTGCCCACTGCATCTGCTCCTCTTCGGCTTCTTTCTGCCTCTTCTCTGCGGCCTTCAACTCTGCCATCTCTTTGGCATCGTCCCTGTCCATTTCAGCTTGACGGGCTTTGGTTGCATTCCATACATCAATCCGGCCAGCCTGCATGAACAACATTTTGAGCTGCTCTTCAAACCGTTTTGCTTCATCAAGCGCCATCTCAATCTGTAGAGCCGCGCCAAGGTTGGATTTACCACCTGTACGCTTAGCCTGAAGCATGGCCTTGGTCGCAGTGCTTTTGGCATCAAAAAGTTTCGCAATGGATGGAGCCAATCCCGCTAGATCACTAGCAACTTTGCTGGCTTTCTTAACGACACTGATCGCACTTTGCAATCCTTCTAGCGCCGTTATCGGGTCTATTGGAATCATGGCCACATCCAAACTACTGTAAATGTCCCCCACACAATGAAGGCGACAATGAGGGCTGCGGCAATAAATGCTTCAGCCCAGTCCCACATGATTAGCTCCACTTGAGGATCACTACACCCGATCCGCCGTTGCCGCCGGGAGCACCATTACCGACTCCTCCGCCGCCGCCACCTCCGCCACCTGTGTTGCTAGCGGCATTTGCAGGACGAATTTGGTTTGCGGTTCCAGAAGCACCACCACCTGCGCCTCCAGCACCGCCAGCACCACCTTCGCCACCACCGCCACCACCGCCAGCGTATGTTACCGAAGTACCAGTAATTGAAGATGCCGTACCCGCGCCTCCAGCGCCACCAACACCCACCGTTCCATTGGAACCAGCAGAAGTTGCCCCACCGCCACCACCACCGCCATAAGAACTAGCGCCAGACGCAGAATTTCCACCATTAGTGCCTTGGCTTGGAGATGTGCTTGGTGTATTACCTGAACCGCCAGCCGTACCACCGTTTGACGTACTACCGCCACCAGAACCGCCTGAACCGCCAACAGTATTAGCCGAATCTCCAGCGCCATAGCCACCGCCAGTAGCAGTAATAGAACTAAACGAAGAGTCACCCCCAGCAGTTCCGCTAAACCTTCCGTTTCCTCCGATACCGCCGCCGCCAACAGAAATGATGTATGTTGTACCAGCAGTTACAGAGAAACCTGTAGCCGTTCTAAAGCCACCACCGCCACCACCGCCACCACCATAAAGACTACCACCACCGCCTCCGCCGCCAACAACTAAGTATTGAACCTGCGTTGCGCCCGCAGGGGCTGTCCATACATTAGATGAGAAGAAAATAACTGTGTTATTTGCAAGCAAATTAGTTGGCGTTGTTGGGGCCAATGTGCCTGATGATGTAAACGTGTGCACGATATGCCCAGCGGCATAGGTTACTGTGCCACCAGTGTAGTATTGAATTGAGCCGGGGTATCGGAGAATGACAATACCCGAACCGCCGTTTGCGGCTCCGCCACCGCCACCACCAGTATTTGTAGTGCCTGCAACGCCATAAGCGCCGCCGCCCCCAGCGCCGCCATTACCATTGTTTGCTGTAGTAAAAGAATAGCCACCGCCTCCACCCGCATAAGCTGTGACTGTGCCTGAAATAGCAGAAGCAATACCTGCACCACCGTTTCCAGCGACATCAAGTATCCCGTTCAAACCTACTGTTCCAGCGCCACCTCCACCTCCAGCAGAGACATTTCCTAATGTACCTGTAGCGGCAGAACCTTTACCACCAGTATTACCTTGGCCAGTTATTCCAGAGGCACCATACGTTTGTGTGCCACCACCTGTAGTGTAAGCACCGTTACCACCCCCTCCAGAACCGCCAGAGACTGCGGGAGAGCCACTTGCACTACCAGTCCAATAACCACCAGCTCCACCGCCGCCCGATGCAACAATACGGCCAGTGGATGCGCCGTTTGATGTTGCATCAAAAACTGAGTTTCCACCACTACCGCCCGCATTAGAGCCAGTGCTACTTGTGCCAGCCGCGCCAACAGTTACGTAGTACGAAGAACCTGCGGTTACACCTGCATAACCAGCAAGTAAACCACCCGCACCGCCACCAGCCATCTGGCCACCGCCTCCACCACCCGCAACAATAAGATACTCCACAACAGACGGAGGCACACCCGTCCAATTCAGGTTTTTAACCGCCTGACTGACTTGACTCAGTGTCCACATTCCGCTGTATTGAGGCATCTTTTGCTCCGATGATTAAGCTGTTACTTCGTCCCATGCACCTGTTTCAAGGTTCCATGTATAGGTTTTACCATCAGTTGGATAGTCAGGCTGTTCAACCCATGAGGTTGTAGACTCGCGCCATTGGTAGCGTTTGCCATCGTCTGGCATTGCTGTGGGCGCATTCCATTGGCAAGTATCTTCGTCAAGAACCCAAGAGGCATAGGGCGTTGGCGGAATAAAAGCATCACGAACTGAGTCATATGTGTAACCAACACCAGCGTAGTTTTTACGCAGTGGTGTGCCACCTTGAGTATGAACACCAGCAACTGTGTTGTATGAGGTTTGAACCCATGATGCTGGATCACCCCAGTGACCAAGGTTTAAAACGTCCTGCTCGATGACAATGACTTGCGTCACTACACCGTTTTCTACTTTTGCAAAATGTGCCATGTTTAAGCTCCTTAGAAAATAATTGAACCAGAAGAAGTCCAAGTGTAAATTTGATAACCGTCACTGTAACTGACTTGAGGTGCGCCTGTCACCAGTGCTGGAGGTGCGTTAACTTGTGGGTAACGAATGATGACAATACCAGAACCACCTGCACCAGAGTAAAAACCAGAGCTTTGATTAGGTTGCCCACCACCGCCGCCGCCAGTATTGGCAATACCCGGGAATCCAGAATTACCAAGTCCGCCGCTTCCGCCTCCACCGCCTCCTCCAATACCTGCATAATTGCCAGTGGATGAGCCCCCACCACCGCCCGCATAAAAAACTCGTGCTCCTGTAATGGTTGAGCAAAGTCCAGTACCACCGTTTCCACCGCCAAAAACAATTCCGCCATTATCGCCAGCAGAGCCAGCGCCTCCGCCACCTCCACCAATACGGACGCCATCATCTGCTGGGGTTCCACCACCACTATTTCCTTGACCAGCAGTTCCAGCACCACCGTTTCTAGAATAAATAGTTGAACCACCACCACTTCCGCCAGCCCCGCCATCACCGGGATAACCCGCCCCGTAACCGCCACCAGTCGCAGTAATACCGCTGAATACGGAATTACTACCAGCATTACCAGCGTTTTGATTTAGTACGTATGCACCTCCAGCGCCCACAGTTATTGTCAGCGGTGTACCAGCGGCAACAACGTAGTTATTCCCACTTAATAAACCCCCTGCGCCACCACCGCCACCATAATAACCACCGCCTGATCCGCCACCAGCAACGACAAGATACTCAACAGTATCAGGAGCACCGCCGTAAGGATTGAATGCGCGTTGGGTTACAGCCGTGTGAGTGCCAGAGCCTGAACTGTTTGTAAACGTGACAGCAGAGCCACCAAGCGTCGTAGAGAATTGGCAAGTGTTTGTACTTGTGCTGATGACGTAGTACGTTGTGTTTGTAGACAGGCCAGTTGGTAAAGTGCCAGTAGTCGTGAACTGCACAGCCTGACCCACAGGCGGAGTAGCCTGTGTTGATGCAAACGTAAAGGTCGGTGAAGTTACAGCCGTGAACGTGCCAATAGAAATATTGACATTTTGACCTGCAATAAAACCACCTAATCTATTACTCATGTCTATTCCTTAGAAGGTGATTGAACCACTGGATGTCCAAGTGTACACACGGTTCTTGTATCCCGTTACTGTGAATGGTGACAATGCGTTCCAAACAGGGGTTCCTACTGCTGTTGGCCCAAAACCATTACCAGAACCATCGGCAAATGGCGCACCAGATACAGTATTTAACAGCAAAGAGGTGTTTGTAATCGCCCTTAAAGGCGTTGTGCTTGGCGTGAAGTTGCTTGTGTAGACCGCTGTACCTTTAACGACCCTGAAATTCGAAATATTCCCATTCCAAGCACGCCCAGAAATCGCTTCTGGAGTTTGACCTACAAAAAATGATGTAGTTGCGTTGTAGTTGGTGGTAAGGGTTGCACTTGCTTCGGAAACCCCATTAACATAGAGCGTTATTGTTGCACCACTTCTTACAAAAGCAACATGATACCAAGTGCTGGTAGCAAGAGAGGTTGTACTTGTTAAAAGAAATCCACCCGATGAGCCTTCGTACCAAGTTATTTTTGTACCAGTGGAGACGTCCCCCATGATACAAAAGGTGTTAGTACTTCCAGTTAACAAATCACCGCAAGCAGTCATAACTGGGGTATTAGCATTTTTATACAGCCACATCTCAACTGTAAAATCTACACTACCTAAATGCAATGCAGATTGATTGCCGTAGCTCAAATAATTTTGAGACCCGTTGTTGGAATAACTTCCCGACCCACTTGTACTTACAGTTGCGCCAGTTGAAGATGCTGCCGCCGCATATACATCGGGGTATGAAATGATGACAATGCCAGAGCCACCTGCGGCAGCATTAGCACCTACACCGTTGTAAGAGGCCGCACCACCACCACCGCCTGTGTTTGCAGTGCCGGGGTATCCGTTGGCAGGGGTTGGGTTTGCGGCATCACCACCAGCGCCACCGCCACCTACGCCACCAGCACCGGGATTGCCGCCGTAAGCATGACCACCACCGCCACCACCTGCGTAGGCCGTAACAGTTCCAGAAATAACAGACGCTATACCAGCACCGCCAGTTCCGCAAACGCCGTTGTTGGCGGCATAACCTGTTGTACCTGCACCGCCACCACCACCACCGTAATAAGAAGCGCCTGTGTCGCGACCGTAACCGCCACCATTACCTTGACCAAAAGTGCCTTGTCCGGGTTGGCCAATGGCATTGGTAGTTGGGCCATTTGGCCCACCGCCGCCAGAACCACCCGATACAGGAGGTACGGCAGGTCGCCCACCGCCAACTGACGTAACTGAACCAAAAACAGAATTTGCGCCGTTATTAGATACGGCTCCGCCAGCACCAACAGTAACAAGAAGTGTTTGGCCGTTTGGTACTAGATCAATGCCTTGAAGTAAACCACCAGCACCGCCGGGGGCATAACCACTACCACCACCGCCTCCAGCAACAACTAAGTATTCAACTGAAGGGGGTTTTTGAGCAGGCCAACCGCCTTGTTGAACAGCTTGTACGACTTGCTTGAGATTAAATAAACCGTTTGCCATAAAACCTCAGAATGTTATTGTTCCTGATTGTAGGAATGTGTACACGCGCCATCCACCAGCAACAACCATTTCAGGAGAGCCAGTTGTTGATGTAGCAGGGGCTTGGTACGCGGGGTAACGGATAACGACTATGCCTGAACCGCCATTAGCCCCTGCGGTTGTAACTCCACCGCCAGCAGAGTAGTCAATACAAGAACCTCCACCACCACCACCAGTATTAGATTGCCCGGCAAATCCGGGGCCAGCTATGTTAGTTCCGCCATCCCCACCGCCGCCAGCGCCACCTTTGCCGGGGAAAACACCAGATAGGTTGTTGTAGTATGTGCCAGCACCGCCACCTGCGTAGAAAACAGGACTTCCTGTAATTGAAGAACACAAACCTGTACCACCGTTTGCGCCATAAACACCACCGGGGACGCTAGTTCCAGCATATCCTGCACCGCCCCCACCGCCGCCTGAGTAGCCTGTAGATGTACCGCCGCCGTTATTACCTTGACCGGCAGTTCCAGAACCCGCCGCAAAGCCGTACCTTGCGCCCCCACCGCTACCACCAGAGCCGCCGCAAACACCTCCGCCTAATGCAATAATGTTGCCAAATACAGAATTAGCGCCTACGCTACCTACAGCAGTACCGCTTGCACTACCTGCTCCGCCAGCGCCGACAGTAACAGTAATGGAAGAACCCACAGTCACGGGGTAGCCTGTGGCTGTCAATAAACCACCTGCACCACCACCACCTCCAGATTGACTTGCTACGCCCCCACCTTGTCCGGGGCCGCCACCAGCCACGACAAGGTACTCCACCGTTGTTACAGGTGAATTGATGCCATCAAGCCCGACAGAAAGAATGCCGCCAACTCTATCAAGAGACATAGTAGCCTCCTATTAGGTGATTGCTTCAAATGTGGCTGTGTAGTTCAACGCACTACCTGTACCAGAGATCACGCCTACAGACTGGTTCTCAGTCACATAGAACGATGAAGTCTTGTCGGTAACAATCACAGAAGTGTTTGGGGGAACGCTCACTTGGTATGCAATGTAGTACGGTGTACCGCTTGCATAGGTAGCATTGTTTGAAATAGCCACAGTACAAGTTGCAGCAGATGAAGTGACGTTAGCCACCACGATGCTGGTCACGCGATTAACTGTACCCGCCGAAGGTGTCAAACCTGTCAGCGAAGTTGAACCGTTGTATGTCCATGCAACTGATACAGAAGTATTTGACGGGATAACGTATGCTGAGTTACCGTAAATACTCGTGACGTTGACAATATTTGGATTTGCCATGTTGACTCCTTAGAACCCGAAGATCATCGCCATCGCGATGGATTTACCTGTTGAAATGCCAGCAGTTCCCCATTCGGGTGCTGTAGCGCCGCTATTCATAACCAATGCTTGACCAGCAGTACCCTTGGCTAACCGAACATTATCTGTACCATTAAAGTAAATTGTATCGCCTTGAGTAGTGGTAGGAGCCAGCGCATCAAACGCTGCTGTCGCTGTAGTTGCACCTGTACCGCCATTTGCAATTGCTACAGTTCCGGTCAAACCAGATGCTGGAATAACGCTAGAAGCGACCTTAACAAAATCAGAGCCATTCCAAGCAGCAAGGCATTTCTCACCCGCTACGATAGTCACACCTGTTGTTGGGCCTGCGCCGCGCAGAACAACCGATCCAGTACCTGCGTTAATAACAGCATAAGCTTTACTTTGTGCAGGAGCTGTAATGTTGCGAGTGGTTGCGCCATTACTGGCAGTCCATAAAAGAATGGCTTGACGGGCTTGGTTGGCCGCAAGTGTTGTAGTTGTCAGTGTGACATCTGCGTCAGTACTGAGAGTTGTTGTACCTGCTACTGCGCTATCAAGAAGCTCAGTAATTGCGGTATTGACGGTATCACCCCAAGTACCGGACAACTCGCCGGTAACTGGCAGGGCAAGACCCAATAGTGACGTTGCTTGCGTAGTCATTTAAAACTCCTATGTTGGAATATCTGTCCATCCGGGGTTTTGTGTTGTGTCCACATTGCCCCAACCCGGTGTTTGCGAATCATCAATCACTGTCCACCCCCGAATCAATACAGTTCCAATCTGTCCAGTACCCTGTACCCCAACTGGGATTACATTGTCACTAACTTTAACTGAAACTGTGCCTATCTGTCCAGAGCCTTGGACTCCAATTACGCTTTTAATTACATTCGCAATTGCAGTACCAACACTACCTGTACCCACTACTCCTGTTGGTGTTACACCGCCGTTATAAATAAGCGATACGCTACCAACAGAACCAATACCTTCAATACCAGTTGGGATGATGGTTTCGCTCACATTGATTTGAACGCTACCAACATTACCCGTGCCTAATACGCCAGCAGGTGTGAACTGAACATACGGAACTGTTGTCCCAACAGCGCCATCACCCTGAACTCCAGTAACCGTAATTGTGCGGCCAACTCGGAGTGTTGGTGTGCCAATTGCACCTATGCCTTCAACGCCAATTGGGATGACGTAATCATCCACATTGACATCAAAGTTACCAATCTGACCAACGCCCTGCACACCTGTTGGCGTGTAAATGACTGTAGCCCTTACATCACCGACTGAGCCATTGGCCACCACGCCCGTAAGCGTGAAGTCAACTTGTGGCAGCGTTGTTCCAACTGAACCTGTAGCAGAAACGCCTGTCGGAACAAACGTAACCGATACTGAAATACCAACCGTTCCAACAGCACCTGTACCCTGTACAGAGATACTGCCAGTGCCCCAAGGAGAAACACCCCAGCCTTGACTACCCCAGCCGTCTAGCGGGAAGATTTTGCCTTCGCCGCCCCAGCCGTTATAGCCCCAAGGATATTCGCCCCATGAAGACACTTCAACTCACTTACGCAATACGAATAATCGCAGTAGCGGCAGCGGCATTAGGGAACTGGATCGTAAAGTCACCAGAACTAACTTGCTGATCGCCACCAAAACTCAGAACCGCGCAAGCAGCACCAGAAGCTGTGGAGTTATAAATCAAAGCGCCGCAAGTTGTGAACGTGGCAGAAGACCATGTGGTATCCGCAAAGTCACAAACCGCAGTTGTGCCGTCAGCAACAGGAGTTACTGAAGTCAATGTGTTACCGGGCTGGGTGTATCCTGTGGCAGTAGACAACTGGTCAGTACCCATGTCTGAGTAGTTTGTAGTAGCCGCACCGTATGTGCCAGAACCAGCAGCGGTAGCTTTAAACAACGCGATTTTGAATGTGTTGCCGGTGCTTGCCGTAAAGTTGTGAACAGCTTTAAGAATTTCAACCTTAAAGCTAGTGGGCATTGCCGTAGTGATTGTGATAGCCATGTTATATCTCCAACAGAGTTACAAGTTCAGAATGCCCCGCTTCACGGAGACGATTAGCCAGAGTCGTATTATTAGACTCAATTGCGCGTTTCATGTAGAACACCAACACACCACGGATGTGTTCACGGAAGGCTTGAGCCTGATCGCGAATGGCCGGATGGGACTGATCCCCAACATAAATGATTTTATTCAATGCTTGTTCTGCAAGCTCTTCGGGCGTAAATCCACGATGGCTCACGGTGTGAACCATAATATCGCCAACACTACCTGCTGATGTTGCTGAAAACATTAGTTTGATGACCTTATCAAAGCTGCCGATGCTGTATTAGCAGGCATTGTGATGGTGAAGTTTGTAGATGTCTTATCAGAACCAAAGTCCAATACGGCAATAGCTTTGTTGCCTTGGCTTGAGTTGTAAATCAAAGCACAACGAGCAGTCACTGATGCGTTAAACACCACATCAGCAAAGTCTACATAAGCAGTAAACCCTGATGAGTTGATTGTGATGCCTGACATGGCTACGCCACCAGCGGTATAGCCTGTTCCGGTCACTTCACCAGATGTTGTGTAAACAGTTGTAGCTTCGTTCAGGTCAGCACTAGCGGTGTACAGAGCAATATAAAGGGTATCCGTCGTGAGGTCGTGGATACCTTCATACAGCTCTTTTTTGAAGCTGGTCGTTTGAGTTTGTAAGATATAACTCATGTAACTGCAACCCTATATTGACCATCACGGTAAGCGTCAGCACGCTGTTTACCGTCACCCAAATTCTTGAGGAGTGCAATAGCTTGAACATAACGATCTTGTGCAAGCTTAACCATATCACCCTCTTGGCGCATGTACACAAACGCTTCACATATTGTGCCGTACAACAGCGTTGAATCAAAGTTATCACCAAGCCATGTAGTGCTTGCGTCAACAATAGATTCTGGGTAGTAGTAGTAATGCAGTTCCGCCTTGTAAGCGGCACTAGGCGTAGGGCCAACAATAAACGTCAACTCATTAACGTCTGCTGATTGAGGGCCAAAGATTGCGTAGTGCTTAGGCTCTGATGTAACTGAAGTCAAAGGATATGCTTCACGAATGAAGTTCACATCCTTGTTAAGCAAATACAAGTAGTCGCCTTGGAACGTTACAGTTGCGTTTACTGTGCCGGTGTTCAGCTCTGTCAACGTAACTGTTGTACCTGAAATACTGCGTACCAGAGCATTTGTACCAATGTTAGTGCCAGTCACTTGTTGACCCTTGGAAATACCAGTAGTGCTTGCTACTACGATTGTGCGTTCACCAGAAACACCAGTTGCAGTTGTAGTGTTGTATGGATATAACGCAAGGCTGTATGTAGAAAGAAAATCTGACGGGCAAGACAAATATTTGTTGCCAGTCGTCAGTGTGCCTGTCACGTTCTTTCGCAAGTTAGCGATCTGCACCGTGTTATAGATGCGCTGCTCCGCCTGACGGATAAACGTATCCATGTCAGTGGTTGGGAAAGTGTTTTCGCAGTAATCGCTTACCGCTGTGACAAGCTCACTGTAGTTCATGCCATTGGGCCTCGTGCCATTACGCCTTTAGTAGCTGCACCTGTACCGCGAACTTTGATGCCGCTGGTCTTTGTTTCATTGCCATCAGGACGATTGCTAATCGCACCAATGCTCATGTTCACGGTGTTAGAACTGCTATGGTTTGGCTCTTTACCGGGATTGCTAGAAGCCTTGACTTCTTTACCAGTCATAGTGTGTGGCTTGGCATAGACCTTGGCATCACCAACTTCTTTGCCCATAACCTTTTTGCTAAATGTAGCCATGATTGCCTCACTTTTGGTTGTTAGCGCGAGCCATGTTACGGCCCACTTTACGCATGGCTTCGCCAGTTACGCCTTTAGTCTTTTTGCCGCCAGACATAATGCCTGCTACTGGGCCACTATCGCCCAAGTTTTTGCCTTCGGTTTTACCCTTTTTAGCGATGCCGTCAGCTGATCGTGTGTATGCCATTTTAATCTCCTTAACTAACCGTTACTGTACCAACAAATGTCGTTGCCACCAAGTAGTTTGGTGTCAATCCTGCATCATTTAAGCTAGCTCCACCAACTGGATACCAACCCCACTGAATGTCCCGCGAACCGCCAGACAAATTACCATTTACATTAACACCAGAAGTCACATAAGTTGTGTCTTTACGGGGGTTACGCAAAGCCTGTGGATCATCTACTGGGAACGTTCCAAGCATCAGTTGAGGCTGGTCAGGATCCCAGCACTCAGGGCAAACCAACAATTGATACTGACGCTGCTTAATGATCTCAGTCCTAAGCTGCTTCAATTTGTACTGCTGGCCACAGCGATCACACTCTGCAATCGCTATTTTGCCGGATGCAAAACGATTACCCATTAGTAACCACCACCACTACCAATAAACATCTGACGAGGTACAAACCTGATCGCCGCTTTTTCTCGGTCTTCACCAGCAGCAATCTCAAAAGTTTCGTCGTACATCTGCTTCAACATCTGTACGCGAGGCATAAGTTCTGGCACTTT